CCCTGCAGCAAACACCTCTTACTCAATTCCAAGAGTAAAAACAAAAGTCAATGCGAGGGGTAAAGAGTTTGAAGTTAATAACCCTGCTTTTCAAAAAAGACAAAGACTTCACGACTATATGAAGAATACTCTAAAAGCTTCTGACGACGATATAACACAACTAGAAAATTTATTATATGAAAGTAGATATCAAATAGATTTAAACTCTTTAAGACTTAACGAGTCTTTTTTAAAACCTTTAATTAAAGAAGCTAAGGATGTTCTTGATGAGGCTAGCCTACCTCAAAAAGAATTACGAAATGTTGAAGAGATAAAAACAACACTCGAAGAATTAAGCGACACATTCTCTAGTCAGTTGGGTAAATATATGAACAGAGAATATAAAATATTTAAAACAGAAAAAGGATTGGTTAATAAACTATTCTCTAGTGGAGAATTTAAACCTACGGCAGAAATAATTGGAAAAGCTGAACGTGTTTACAGAACTGCTATAACTCAAGCTTGGAAAAATAGTGAACGAACAAAAAAAGCTGCGGTAGACGCAGTGGAGAGAAGAGCGGCGCAACGTCAAACACAACCTATGACAGGGAGAAGAGATCCTCTAATAGAGAGAGAAAGAAAAATAAGTAAACAAAAAGCTATTGATGAAGAACTAGATCGTATGGCTAAAGATTATTTTGAAAACACTGCTCCAAAAAAAGCTGCTGACGCAGTAGAACTAATAGTAAGCACTAGAGGTAGAAGCTTGTTTGAAAAGCCCGATATAGGTATGGCAGGTTTTAAAAAGTTATTAAAAGATGAAGCAAAAATAGAATTAGATGAGGGAGTATTTAAAGAAAGAACTTTAAAGAACCCAGTTATTAAAGAACTATTAGGCGAAATAGAAGATCCTTTTTATAATGTTGCTAACACAAACTCGAAGCAAGCACAGATCATGGCTCAACTTCAAACTCACAACAAACTTTATCAAGATACTCTAAAACCTAGTGTTATACCGGGAGCAGGAAGGGGAGTAAAAAGCACTTTATTTTTTGACTCAAGGCAAGATGCTGTTAATGCTATAAAGAATTTACCAGAATACAAAGATGTTTACATAGATCCTGATGACATAGTTCCTATTAAAACAAACAACGCTGATATTGTTCCTAGTGTATTAGATGGTAAATTTACTTTTAAAGCCGTAGCAGATGCGATTAATAGTGGGGATCAAGCTTTGGCTGATAATACTTTAAATAATTTATATAAGTGGATGGTCTTAATACCAAAGAGTTTATCGCAGCAAGCTAAAACTATTTATTCTCCTTTCACTCATATTCGAAACGTGATATCTGCAGCTTTATTTACAACCATGAATGGTAACATTTTATTCCAAAACCCTGCTCAAACAGTAAGACTTTTCAAAGAAGCGTTTAAAGACGTCACAGGTAATAGTGCAGTAGATAAAGCAAGAAGATTAAGAAACACTCGTTTAGGAATCAATGGCACAAACCCTGTAGCAGGAGAGGCAGATAGATTAGCTAAAGACGTAGGAACAGATTTCTATACAGGAAACTTTAACGAAGGCATGAATAAAACTTTAACTAGCGTTTCTAAATTAGCAGAAAAAGCAAGACGAGCTTATCTAGCTGAAGATAATCTATGGAAAAATTTTAATTTCGAAGCAGAACTAATCTCTGTGAAAAATAACTTTGATACACTAGGAGTGACAGCAGATAATATTTTTGATCCTAAAAACCTTATGGCGTACAGTAAACTTCTTGGTAGAAAAGTAACAAAAGACGATCCTATCTTTGACAGAGTGGTAGATATAAGTCCTGATGGTAAATTTTTAAATATGACTGGAGGAGTTAAAATGGAGGGGGATAAACTATTAGAAACTTTCTATGAAAATATGGCAGCTCAGATTACCAAACACAATATACCTAACTACGAATATGTAGGAGAGTTTATTAAAACATTAAGAAGATTACCTCTTGGTACCTTTGTAGCTTTCCCCGCTGAAGTTATTAGAACAGGATATAATACCATTCAAAGAGGTTTAAGAGAATTACAAGTAAAGGGTTTTAAACAAACAGGTATGAGAAGATTAGCTGGTGTTGCCACAACAGCAGCAGTTGTCCCTGCAGGTTTAGTAGAGTTTGGTAAGTCACTAGCTAATATGACTGATGATGAGATGAGAGCACTTCGAAGCTTTGTTCCCTCTTGGTCAACCAATGGTTTGTTAATGCCTATTAGTAAAGATGAAGAGACAGGGAAAGTAAAATACGTAGATTTAAGTTATATCTTTCCTTACGACACTTTAATTCGTCCTGTTAATACAATTTTAAATGAGGCGTCAAAAGGACAAGCATCTGGAGAAACTTTAAATAAATATTTATTAGACGCAGGAGCTACAAGTTTTTTTGAATTATCAAAACCTTTTATTTCAGAGTCTATTTTCTTTGAGGCTTTTGCAGATATTGTTGCTAGAAACGGTAGATCAAGAGATGGTCGTCAAGTGTTTAGAGCGGGAGATTCTACAGGAGAAAAAATTTATAAAGGGGGAATGCATGTTTTAGAAACATTTTCGCCTGGTTCAGTTAGTCAAATAAATAGATTATTTAAAGCAGGAACTTTTGGCTTAACAGATAAGAGACCAGATAAGTATGGACAAGTTTTTGATATGAGTGATGAAGTTGGTGGTATCTTTGGATTCAGAGCAATAGAAGCTGACCCTGTCAAAGCGATGCCTTTTATCGTAACTGACTTTAATAAGAAGAATGACAGTGCAAGAGCATCATTCGTTGGTGATATATTAAAAGGAGGCTTTGTTTCTCCTGCTGAAATCGTAGATCAATACGTTAAAGCGGAGAGAGTAAGATTTCAAAATTTTAAAGAGATGCACAATCTATACAAAGATGCTTTGTCTTTGGGAGCAAAAAAATCGAAAGTAATTAAAGAGTTAGGTCGTTTGACTAAAAGAGAAAGAATGTCCATCATAAGTGGTAGATATTTACCATACAGTCCAGGTCAAGGTGTAAGAGACGCATTTAATCAAAACTTTAGAGAACTAAGACAAGAATTGGGTAGAGATATAGTCAATCCATTTAACTTAGCTTTTAAAGAAATCATGAAAATTTATAGAAACAATATAGGTGTTGACGTCAACGATGGTGATTTTGACTCGACCTTTGTTATACCAGAAGGATTTAGACAACAGGAGATTACTCCTCAAGCACCACCCACGACTACTGGATCACTGACCACATCTAGCGGACCGGGGACCACGGTCACAGGCTTTGGAGGTACACAAAACCTTGATTCTACTTTTGCACGTGATACATTAATAGGCGATGACCCAATTTTACAAGATATAGCTAATCGAAGGAATATATAATGGCAGTACCAGGCGAACAAGAATCATTTCAATCACAATCTTTTAGTAGACCTACGCCTAAAAGAACAACTACTTCAGGAGTAAGTGACTCTAGAAATAGATTAGCACAAGAAAGAAAAGAAACTCGTCAAAAATATTTCGGTGATAGAAAAGGTGTATCTCCTTTACGATTAGATAAAAGAAAAACACAAGCAGATTTAGTCAATCAATTTAAAAAAGATTTTTTAAAACCAATTGAAGGAGTTACTCAAGGACCTGAGGGTTTTGGTAGATATACAAGGAAACTAGAAGCTGGTCCTAATGTGGGATTAGAAACATATCGTCAACAAGTAGCCAACAAATATGGTCCTACTTTTAGAGAAATAGGTAGTGATGTAAGATATGGTCTTGGTAATATAGCACAAGGTTTTGGCGATCTTGCTGTATCAGCCATGAGTGGTGATACAGGTCTTATTGGTGCAGTGAAAACTGTAGGAAATTTTTTCTTAGATCAAGCTAATAAAGGCTACGATGATCTTAATGATGTTCAAAAACAAATATTTGATAAACAAACAAACTATAAATTTGCAGCTCAAGCTGCCGAAATACAAGCGGTGGAAAGAGCGAAAAATTTAGCAATCGAAGCACAGAACGATGCTTTAGGATTAAGTGCATTAGCAGCTAGTGGAGCAGATGCAACAGATACTTCCGCAGTGGGAGGCGGTGGTCTTTCTAGTTTTGTTAATGAACCTATTGGTACGTTTGGTGGAAGCACTATGGGCCCAAGAGTTGCTGTAAGAGATATACAAAAAGAACAACTAGACGCAATGGACATTGGTTATGTAGAGTCTGGTCAATTCAAAAAAGATTTACAAAACTCAGGTATTCTATCTGTGGATGATCCGTCAACACAGGAACCTTTACCTGATAGCACAAAGATACCAGGATATAATGCTACTATTGGCACTTTAAAGGAAAGATTAAAAGCTCAAGGACTTGATGACCTTCAAATTCAATCAGCAGTTAATGAAGTTACTCAACAAATTTTATCTGGTGAATTTACTGGAGATTTCGAAGTAGAAACAGGATCCACGACAACTAATGATCAAGCCTCAGTAACTGATTATAACAACCCTGTAAATTTAATGGATGTCGGGCAACAAGGAACGACTGGAAAAACCTATGGAGACGGATTTGCAATTTTTCCAACTGCTCAAGAAGGTATAATGGCAGCTAAAAGAGATTTAGCTCTTAAAACAAATAGATATGATGGCAACGTAGATCAAATTATAGGGGAGTTTTCTCCTCGTGAGGATAATCCGGATTCTTTTGATAACTATGTAAACTTTGTAAAGCAGGGAGTGGGAGATACTGTTGATCCGGGAGAAGAGGATGAACTACTAAAAAGAGTTATTCGATTTGAAAACAAACCAGAAGTTGCTAATCAATACTTAACCATGGTTGCTGATGGAGGAATGATAGATAAAGAACTTACAAATTTGCAAAACGGTTTACAAAATATGTATAATGGTGTACCTTCTGTTCGAAGAAGATGAGAATATTAACACACGTAAGAAATTTATTAGCAAGTTTCTTTTATAGAAGAAAGGAAAAAGACCCTCATGAAGAACATTGGGGTATAGGATCACAATGAATACAATTAAAATTACTGACGAATTAAAAGCGAGAATACGTGACCACGAAGGTTGTGTAGACACTGTTTACCTAGACAGCTTGGGAAAAGCCACGATAGGAATCGGGCACCTAGTACAAGCACATGAAAGAAAAAGATTTAAAGAAGGCGTTAAAATAGATCAAGAGGAAATAGAAGATCTATTTTTAATTGATCTCAATAGAGCCTGTGCAGGAGCAGAACAATTAATATCAGAAAATTATAGAGGGGATAAAAGACTCCCTCAACAAATTGAACATGTATTAGTTGAAATGGTTTTTCAATTAGGAAAAACAGGTGTTTCGAAGTTTAAGAAGATGTGGAAAGCATTATCAAATGGGGATAAGCAAGAAGCTGCTAGTCAAATGAAAGACTCCAGATGGCATTCGCAAACCCCTGTGAGATGCGAAGCCTTAGCTGAAATTGTTGCAAACGCTTAGAGTGTTCTCCTAATAAAATTAGGGAATTGACCTTCTTCCTTATAGAATCTATAAGCTGCGTACCAATCTTTTTTATATTCTGATTGGCAGAATTCTTTTATTGACTGATCCTTATCTTCTTCCTTGAAGAAGTTTAGGAAATGATTTTTTGCTTTATCGGTTAAGTTAAACATTATTATCTCCTTGATTATTTCGAGGAGAATATAATGCTTATTTTTCTTTTTTACTTATGCTTTTTTGAGACGCTAGATGTTCTTCTATAGCTTGCCATACTTCTACATTAGACCAATGTGCTTTGACACAATCAGATATATCCTCATGTAAAACTTTCAGCATTTTAATATCCATAGTCACCGGACTACCAGAATTATCTACAATATGTTTTATTTCTTTTTTTGTTAAGCTGAGTTTAAGTTCTCCACTTTGATACATTATTCTCATTTAATATTTCCCCAATTTTTCCCTATCTCTGCATCGCATTTGACAGGTACGTGTAGTTCAACAGCAGACTCCATTATCTCTTTAATCTCTTTTACCTGGGTCTCGCTGGCTACGGAGACATTGAGTTCGTCATGTATTTGAATCATAGGAATAACCCCTACATCCTTCCACAGATTCACCATGGCTTGTTTGGTTTGATCTGCTGCTGAACCTTGTATTAACCTATTCAATGCACGATAGGTACCTGCTCTTTTTATTTCATTCCAACCCCAAGTCTTTAAGGCATTCTCTTTGGACATCATTCTCTTGTCATGAAAATCCTTGTTTTCATATAATTCAAAACGACAACGGCGTCCGAGCAGGGTAGTGATATATCCGTTTTGTTCGGTATATCTTGTAGCTTTAATAATAATATTGTTTAGGAAGTGAACATTGTCATTGTATTTTTGTTTCAATGCTTTGGCTTGTTCGGGACTAATATCTAGCGAAGCTGCTAATTTAGCTATTCCCATACCATACATCAAACCAAGTCCAATTGTTTTAGCTTCTTTCCTTGAAATTTGTGCCATATCGGCTGTAACTTGATGGAAGTCCTTTCCTTCATGGAAGAACTTAATTAGGGTCTCAGCGCCCTCTAAACCGTGTTTTTTTGCGTAGTGAACTAGCAATCTAGGCTCTTGTTGCGAATAATCGAGAGATGCCCACTTTTCTCCCTCTTCTGGTAAGAATAAGGATCTGATCTTAGGGCCAATCGCTTCGTTTCTAGCTGGAACCTGTTGTAAGTTAGGATTATTCATGGACAACCGCCCACTGACCGTGCCCCCAAACTCTCCCTTGAGTTGATTAATCTCAGCATGAATACGACCATCAACTTGATGATTGAAAATAGAATCAATGAAAGTGGTGTGAGCTTTATTATATTCTCTAGCTACTGATAAAGAATTAATCAAAGGATTTTTACTTTCTTTCATCGCTTCATTACTAATCTTCGCTTGTTTGTTTACCTCTGTGTACTCATACTTTTCCCCTAGCTTATCAAATACTTTTTGAAGAGAAGCTGCTGTATATATGTCTGAGTCATCAATTTTAATACCTGTTTCTTCTTTAATGTTTTGATAAATCTTTTTTTCTTCTGACTTAAAAAACTTCTTTGTCTTTTCTGCTTTATCTAAATCAACACGAACACCTTTCCAACGCATCTCAATTAGTAAACGAAGTAGATCTGTTTCTAAATTAAAGACATCAGTAAGTCCTTGCTTTTGTATTTCAATACGTAAAAATTCCCAAAGCTTTAATGTTAGCCGGGTATCTTGTTCCGCATAAATACCTGCATATTCTACAGGAACTAAATGCATATTCTCAATTGCTTTGAAGCCGTGTTCTTTTCCAAAGTCTTCTAAAATATTTCCTTGTTTTCTCTCTCCTAAATAATCTTTTGCTAAATTGTTTAAGCTATAACTAAATCTATTCTCATCAACCAATGGAGCTGCTAATAATGTGTCATAAATTTTTGATACAGTGCATTCAACACCCCAACGTCGAAGCCAACCAATATCATAAGAAGCGTTATGACAAATAACAATTGGATCTTGTTTAAATAATTTACGAAGCCAATCCTTTACTTGTTCTTCTGGAAAATTTCCCCCTCTTGCGTGACGTACAGGGAAGTAACCATCAAATCCTTCAATTGAAATAGCGACACCGACAACAAAACCTTTGCCCGTGGCCCACCCGCCACCTAATTTTTTAATCTCAGGGTCATAAGTTTCTAAATCTATAGCTACTTGTTTTATCCCAGTAACATTAGGAAAGCTTGGTGGTGTCCATTCAGGTTTATTTTCTTTCTTTAATAAATCCATTTGTTGTTCAAATATCATCTTAGTATCTCCTCAAATTCATATTGTGAAGTTGATGGAATAATAAATAAATTTTCTTTTGCTCTAGTCATTCCTACATAAAAGACTCTTCTTTCATCATCCCTATTCACAGTCATTCCATCAGCTATTCTTTTGGAGATATCAGTAAACAAAACAACATTCTGACTCTCTCCTCCTTTAGCACCATGGATTGTTGATAATCTTAAATTAGATTTCTTATTAAGATTGTATCCCCTTCTAATTATTTGCCTCATGTAAACAAGTTCTTGATCTCCAATACCATTCAAAGCAATGTCCCAAGGAGTTTGAATGTTTGTATTCAATCCCCACTCTTGAGATAATTCTTGATACGAATATTTCTTTTCCTCATCAGCACCTTTCATCTTTTTGAATCCACGAGCAATACCATTCTCCCCTGATTTAATATATTGATACATAACTTTTACGTCAGGTAAAGAAACTTCTGAATTATTTTGAAGAGTATTCCAACAATTAAAAGCAATAAGCACTTCATCTTTAATGGATAGTTTATTGTTCTTCTCAAATAAATATCCTTTACTTCTTAAATCATTAGCAATTTCATTAAGATAATAATTAGTTCGACATAAAACTAACCACTCATTTTCTCTAAAGTTTAATCTTTCATAGCTAATGTTAGAAACATTTCCTAACGCTTCACGAGATTTCCATTCTTTTGGTATTCTATTTTTTACCTTACCAATTAATTTATTAGATCTTAAAAAAACATTTTTAGGTATTCTATAGGACTGATCTAAAACTCTCTCATGACATTTCAAGTTAATCAACTTAGATACATCGGCACCACTCCAAGAATAAATAGCTTGATCATCATCTCCACCAAGATAAACAACTCTTGCTTGATCCATCATAATTTTTACCATGTCCCATTCCACAGGTTTTAAGTCTTGAACCTCGTCTACAATTAAAACTTCTAACTTTGGAGACTCGTTTTGTTTTTTAAACTCTACAATCAAATCAGTGTAATCGAATACCCCTTTGGCTTTTTTAAAACGATGATAGTCATGAGCCACTCGTTGTAATCTTTCAAAGCCCCCTTGAATGTGGCCTGCTCTTTTATACTCTTGATGTAGTGTCGTATTCTTTACCCGGTATAAATCAATTAAATGAAAGCCATCAGGATCTCCCCACGATGGATTACCCATAGAACGTAAAGCAGGAGATAAATCTACACCATACTCTTGTTTAAATTCTTCAAAGTCTTGTTCTTGAATCATGTCAGTATGCGTGCAACCTAAGAACTGATAAGCGCAAGAGTGCAATGTTCGAAACCACTTAAACTCTTTTCGATCTATTTTAAACTTATTAACTGCTCTAAAAATGGCTTCGTTTGTAGCTTTTTTAGTAAAAGAAAAATATCCAATTCTGTCTGGCTCTAAATCTTGTTGTAAGTTTTCTTCTACGTATTTTAAAAGCGTAGTTGTTTTACCTGTACCGGGAGGACCAATAATTTTGTAAACGTGATCTAAAATGGTATGACCTCTTCTTCTTTTTGTTCAACAATATCTTCTATCTTTTCAATCGAGTTGAATTTATCATTGTCCACGAACCAAACCAATTGCCCTGGTTTATTATTAAGTTTTCTTTTTGTGCAATCCCCACCAAGACCTCGAATAAATACAGCTACTTGATTGGTAGTTAAAGCTGCGTGCTTTCTGTTTCGCATGTACTCTTGCAACTGATCAATACGAAAGAACACTTTGTTTTCTTCATCGTCCACGAAACACTGCCCATTGAGAATATCATCAATGTCCATAGCGTTTGCTTGATTAGAGATGTATTTTGCTAGAACAATCTTGAATTGACCTTCTGGTGTCATCTCTTCATCTGTTTTAACGTGAATAGCTTTTGAAACTAACGAAGTAACAAAAGCATCATGATCAGTTCTTGACATCATCGGAGGCATTGATTTAGTTTTGACTAAACATTTTTTTCTAAACTTATGTTGATCATACAATTCTTCAACATTACATACAATTGTGCTCTCTTGATTAATAGTTATGTGATAAATAGCATCATCACCATCTCCATATTGAGTGACGTTACCAACATCTGTAATCACACTATTCTCACCAATACCAAATTTTCTTAAACGACATTTGGATTTATTACAGAAAGAACACATTGGTTGATCTTTACATTTATATCCCCAATCTTTCTTATCTGCTTGTTTAATAACCTTTTCAATTTCTCTTGGTCGAAGTGCTTCCTCAAAATATTCATGATGAAATTTATGCACTTCATCTTCAAAAGACTCTCCATACTTCTTCTTAGCATAGACCGCATATTGAAATAAGAAGTTGTCTCTACTACCTTTTTGTACCTTACCATTCTCTGTTAGGTAGGCTTCGATGCAATAAGGTGCATCAGAAAAAGCAGAATTTTGTTTCTCTTTTTTAAGAGATAATTTTTTTAATTCGTCTAGAGATAAAGATTTCTTCTCTACTTCTGCAATGAAATCCTCAAGACCTAAAATATTTCCTTCGTCACTAAAAGCATATCTATCTGTATGCTCCAGTCCGTTGTGATATGGCATATTAAGAAAACTACCAACTTCCCAATCAGATTCATTTCCTTCTCGTAATAATTTTTCTTGCTTAGGAAACACCTCACAATGCCCAAGGCCCATGAAAGAAGCAAGTTCTCTTATCTTATGATGAACAATACCTGCAGGCACATACTCTTTGAAAAACAAAAAGATGTGAGCGCCACCACTCTTGGATTTACTCACAATAAACGGCAGCTTTCGTTCTGCTAACTTGCGAGCTATCTCTACATGATCAAGGGGATATTCATCAACGTCAATACACCCCCATTTACATTTGTCTTGATCATTAATAGGAAAGATACCTAGACTAGGCCAAGATCCTTTTAAATGGTTTTCCCAAAGAGAATCCTCAACGGGTAGCTTTCTAATGAAAGTTTCCCCTTCTGTTTTGTTATCCTCTCGAAGACTCTCTTTAGGAGTGAACGTGCCATAGGCACGCTCTAAACCAAAAAAGATCTCTTTGAATTGTGAGACCCTTTGTTCCATTTAGAATGGAATGTCCCCAGATTGTCCTTCAGAACTTCCTTCCTCGTCATATTTCGCAACCACTTTACCTTTTCTGACAGAGTCATTAAAAGCAGAAGCAGTGTCAAAAATATCCTCATCGCTGAGAAATTCATCTTTAGTGATCTCCCAACCATACCAATTACCTTTATCGTTTTTCTCAAGTCTACTCTTAAGAGTATAGATACGATACCATGATGGGGCTAAGAATAGTTTTTTAGTTTTAGGGTTTTGAATAAACTCATTCTTCAAACTATATGCCCAATTTCTTGCATGCTTCAATCCTGTCTTTGACATAGATAAGATTGCTGTTTCTGGAGTTGCATCACCAAGAATCAAGACATAGAAGTTTGCTGTTTCTTCTATGTAGTTTCCATTTGGTAGTCTGAACTTTCCATCATCACCACGTACTGCGTCGGTCGGTTTGTTCTGTGGAGTAAATACATTCACAGGAGCACTTGATCCTGTTCCTCTTTCCTGCCACTCTGGCCACTGTTTTTCATAGCCACAGACAACTACTTTAATACCATCTGCACCATATACATTATTGCTAGCACTATTAAAGATACGACCTGCTCTTGCTCCATCTACATATTTGTCATGACCCTCTGTCACTTCATCGGAGTTTGACTGTAGAAGTTTCAATCTAGGTGTAGGTAAATCGTCTGTAGTCACAGTTTCTAAACCTACTCCTGCTAATTTTACCAACTCTTCCATTTTAGAAGCGGGTAAAGTTTCTGCCTTTGTGGTGACAGCACCATTTGCTTTATTATTTGTCATTTATTATTTTTCCTTTGTTATTTCTTTTGTTCGATCTTCACTTTTTTAAAAGTGTAAACTCCAAATTTTTCTTGATCAACAGATGTCATCGAACCCTTGGCAATCTGTTCTTCTAATAATTTGGAGAGTGTATTCCAAGGCACTGCTTTCTTATTGCTTGGGTACAGACCACGGTCTTGTAACTCATGCATAAGAGTGCTTGCATCAGAATCTTGGCCACGTCCAAAGGTCAACTCTACTTTGTTCTTAATCACATCATCAAGACCTAGTTCTTGTAATCTAGAAAAACAATAATCTTCATTTTCCATTGTGATGTTTGCACGTAGTTGATCTTTGACGGAAACTTTTGAACCATCTAATAGTGTTAAAGATTTAACACCAGCGGTTTCAATCATTGAAGGAATAACTTCATTTTCTAATTGAAACTCTCTGTCTTTAAGCTGTTTAATTTCAGCTTCTTTGTCAGTAATGCTTTTACGAACATTATTTAATTCGTTACAAGCTTCGCCAACATCTTTTACATCTGAGCTATCTAAATTATCAATTTGAGATTGCTCTAATGCTTTATCTAATAGACCCATTTTAGACTCCTTATTTTAATTCTATTGTTATAGGAATATATATAGCACTCTCTCTGTCCCATTTCAAGACATTAAAATTATTATTTGTAATTTTTGCAGCTACAGCACAGATAATCCCAATTAATACGGGGTCTCCCATCAATAATAAATAATCTTTTGATGTGAAATCTTTTAGTTTTTTTTCAATTGAAAATACAAATCGAGAAGAATTTACCTGAATTTGTTTTGGATTTTCGAACATAATAATTGGTGTTCCAAATCTTTCACAATCAGAAATATCTCTGTAGCCACCATTCGGTAGTTTTGTGTTTGTCGTTACGTATACTTTATTCATTTTCTATCGTTTCTTTTATTGCTAATCCTATCAAAAAAGGAATCTGTGGTACAACAGAATTTCCTAAACATTTAAGTCTGTCCACCCTTTGGGGTACCCCATGAGCCACTCTACCCACATCGGGTTCAACGTCCCACCATCCAAGGGTTTCCTCACCTCGGGATGATTGCCCAACATCTTTTGCATTTTTGCACCCGGTCTTCCGCAAGCATCCTCGTTTGCTGTTGGTGTCGGCCACATCTGAACTGCAGCTTTGAGATTGTGTTGCACTGCTTTGTTTATTCCTTTTCTCTTTATCAACGTGTCCAGGTTCTCGTCCCC